GAGGTATATTTGAGTTTAAAACCATGATCAAATATATACCCAATTATTTTAGTATGTATATTTGTTAATAATTTGTTAGTGGTGGTAAATATATAAAGTGTAAACTTGTATATTATGCCAGAGAATGAAGAAGTTAGAAAGCCAGTCACTTGTATTAGGTGTGGTAAACCAATGGAACCTGATGAGCCTTGTGATTGCAATGAGCTGGTGTATGTATACTGGGAAATGTAAATTATAAACCAATGGATGAAAATAAAGAGCTTACACCTGAAGAGGTAAAAGAGCGCAAAGAAAAGTTAGTTCAGTATTATTCTGAACAGGTAGAATTCTTAACTGTACAGTTAGAGTATGAAACGTTAGTTACACAGATTGAGGAACAGAGAGCTAAGCGCTTGCAGTTCCAAGTTATGGTGGCTAATATGTTGGCCCCGGATGAAGAGGAGGAAGAGGAAAAGCCAAGAACACTTAAGAGGTCATGATTGTAAATCAAGTTAGTAAGAAAGTTAAGATGGATAAGAGTGATATTGTAAAGTATCAACTCCTCACCCATTGTTATCTTGAGAGGATTAACGTTAGTAACGCTGATCTTGATTGTCTTACTATGCTTGCATTTAATGGGGAGATTGAGCTTACCGAGTTTTGTAATTATGTATCAGATGAGGGGATCTTCAAGACCCCTCAGTCTGTTAGGAATGCAGTCATTAAGTTTGAACGCAAAGGTATGATTGAAAAGAATGGTAAGGGAAGGAAGATGATTAAGTTGGCACCCGTCCTTAATGTGCAAGCCACTGGTAATGTTTTATTAGATTATAAATTTGTAAGTATTGAACCCCAAGAAGTATAAAGATATCTTAAAGCAAACGTCTATAGAATTAGAGATGGAACAGAAAGTAGTTAAAGCTGTTACTGACTTTTACTGGGACAAAGCTAGGAAGTCTTTATCTTCTCTAGAGGATCCGCATGTACTTATAGATGGTCTTGGTACTTTTAATATTAAATGGGATATTCTACAAACTAGTATCCGGAGATATTCTGAGTACTTAGCAAATAGAGAAAACTTAGTTTTTTCAAGATATCATGTGTACAAGGGTACAGTAGATAAGCTAGAGAAAATGCAAGCACTAGAAATCAAAATGAAAGAAGAATATGAGAAAAAGAAAGATCATAGAAAAAATAAAAAACAACAAACTGACAACACTCTGGAATAATAAGTCTTTAATCCTAGAAGGAATTAAGAACTATTTATTTACTACAGACACTATTGAGCAGATTGCATTAGAGCGCAACACTATATGTATGGCTTGTCCTAATTATGATGTTACCGGGGCTAGTTGTTTGGCACCAGGTTCACAACCATGTTGCTCTAACTGTGGGTGCTCGTTAAAATTCAAGACTAGGAGTTTATCTTCTGAGTGTCCTGTAAAGAAATGGCCGGCATTACTTACTCAAGAAGAGGAGGATGATTTATTATCTAAGTTATGAGTGTAATATTTAAATCACAAAACCACAAGTATGAATCTGTTGATTCATCTGAAGTAATAGAGTGGACATCTGTCACCTCTTTTATATCTAAGTATAAGAAACCTTTTGATGCTCAGACTGTAGCAGAGAAATCATCTAAGTCTAAGAAGTCTAAATGGTATGGTATGTCTGTACAGGATATCTTGCAGGCTTGGGAGAATGAATCTACTAGAGCTATTGATCAAGGTAACTGGTATCACAATCAACGTGAAGCTGACTTACTTGAATTGAATACTATTGAAAGACATGGTTGCATTCTTCCTATCATTAGACCCCTTATTACGGATGATATTAAATATGCTCCACCACAGAAGTTGCAAGAGGGTATGTATCCTGAGCATTTTGTATACTTAAAGTCTGCCGGTATATGTGGTCAATCAGATCTTGTAGAGGTAGCAAAAGGAGAGGTAAATATTACAGACTACAAAACCAATAAAGAGATTAAGAAGGAATCATATGTAAATTGGGAGGGTGTATCACAGAAAATGTTACCACCAGTATCTCATCTGGATGACTGTAACTTTTGGCATTATGCACTACAGTTGTCCACTTATATGTATATTATATTGAAGCATAACCCCAAACTTAGGCCAGGAAAGATCACTATTCACCACGTATTGTTTTATACAGATGGTACAGATAAGTTTGGAAATCCTATTACTAAGCTAGATGACCAAGGAGAACCTTTAGTTAAAAAGATTGTGCCTTATGATCTACCTTATCTTAAAGCTGAGGTTATTAACTTAATTAAACACAAGCAAGATGCTAATTAAACTATTTGATATAGTAAACAACAAAGTAGTACCTACGGAGCACTGTTATACAATATCGTCTTTGAATGATATAATGACTGAATATCCGGATGATTATTTAAAAGTATACACTTACCTGTTCTATATGACCTGTCCTAATCCTGATCTCAACCCTTTCTTTAATGTTCCTGAACATGAGAAAGAAGAGATCATTATGTCAGAAATTGATATGGATATTTCTACTGAGGATGACTTGATTATCCGGGGTATGAATACATGTAAGAAATTATATGAGACTCCTACGTACAGAACGTATGTAGGTATTAAGTCTATGCTGGATAGATTGGCCCATTATATGGAGACTACAGAAATCCAGCATGGTAGAGATGGTAACATCACTGCATTAGTAAATGCTGCTGCTAAGTTTGAGCAGATTAGGCAATCTTTTAAAGGGGCTTATAAAGATTTAGCTGAAGAACAACAAAGCCAAGTAAGAGGAAATATAGGATTAGCTTATGACCAATAATACGGAATACAATTTATATGGATGGTTATTTACATATAACCCCCATACAAAACTATGGAGTGCTTTTAAATCAGAGGATAAAGAAGCATATTTTAATAATACTAAAGAATGTAATTCTAGGATTTCATCTAAGACAATTGATACATTACTTTATATGATTATTAAATATAACGGAAATCCTGAAGAGCCTGAAGATAAAATAGATGAGTGAAATTATAGAGATACCAACCTGGGATAATGGTGCATGGACTACTAGTACATTTTCTTCTAAAGAGGAATGGAGAGAGTATGTGCTTACATTATTTAAAGAACCAGGTCAGTATAACTTTAATGAAACAGCTTTATTGTTTAATAAAGAAGCCACTGTATTTAACAAGTTAGGCTTTTACACTGTAGCTCCCTTTAAATCAAAGGATTACATTTATTACTGGGATGACCAAAAGAAGAAATGTAGGAATGGGGTATTGTATAAGGATGGCAAGAATGTATGGTATCTAACTAGAGACTATTACATGTGGCTTAACTTCCTACCTATTTATGATAAGGAAGAAAAGAAGTTTGGATTTGCTAAAGTCCGGGATGCACAGTATCACATGGCATTGTATGAAGTACTAGCTGAATTGTACTACAAACACGTAGCTATCTTGAAGAAACGTCAGATTGCATCATCATACTTTCATGCTGGTAAATTAATTAATTCATTATGGTTTGAAGAGGGTGTTACTCTTAAGATGGGTGCTTCTCTTAAAGATTATATAAATGATAAAGGTACATGGAAGTTCTTAGATGAGTACGCATCTTTCTTAAATGAGCATACAGCTTGGTATAGACCTATGAACCCGGATAAGGTTATGCTATGGCAGCAAAAGATTGAGGTAAGAAAAGGGAATAAGAAAACTGAGGTAGGATTAAAGGGTACTATACAAGGTATGTCCTTTGAGAAATCTGCAACAGCCGGTGTGGGTGGTCCTTGTCAGTACTTCTTTCATGAGGAAGCAGGTATTGCTCCTAAGATGGGGGAAACATATGAGTACCTTCGGCCAGCATTACAGTCTGGTATGGTAACTACCGGTGTATTTATTGCAGCAGGATCTGTGGGTGATTTGGATCAGTGTGAACCATTGAAGAATCTGATCATGAATCCGGAAGCTAATGATATTTATGCAGTAGAAACTAATTTATTAGACGGTAAAGGAACTATTGGTACAGCTGGCTTATTTATTCCAGAACAATGGTCTATGATGCCATTTGTAGATAAATATGGTAACTCATTAGTAGAGGAAGCTTTAGAAGCTATTAAAGAAGAGAGGATAAAGTGGAAGAAAGAGATTGAGCCTGATAAGTATCAGTTGCGTATTTCTCAGAAACCTACAAATATTGAAGAGGCATTTGCATTTAGAAGGGAATCTGTGTTTGCAGTGCACTTACTTGCTGCTCAGTTAAGGAGAATTGAAGACAAAGAATATCCTTATGAATTGTTAGAGTTATACAAGGATGAACATAATAATCTAACTGTAAAAGAATCTAACAAATTACCTATCAATGAGTTCCCTATTTCTAAAAAGACGGAGGATAAGAGTGGCTGTCTGGTCGTGTGGGAGAGACCTAAAAAAGATCCCACATTTGGAATGTATTATGCAAGTATTGACCCGGTTTCTGAAGGTAAGACTACTACCTCTGACTCTCTTTGTTCTATTTTTGTTTATAAAGCCCCTGTTGAAGTATCTAGAGAAGAGAACGGAGAGCAGAAAACGCATATAGAACAGGATAAAATTGTAGCAGCTTGGTGTGGGCGTTTTGATGATATCAAAAAAACACATGAAAGATTAGAGCTAATTATAGAATGGTATAATGCTTGGACACTAGTGGAGAATAACGTATCTTTATTTATTCAATATATGATCTCCCAGAGAAAGCAAAGATATCTTGTAACTAAAGATCAGATCTTATTCTTAAAAGATATTGGTAGTAATGCCAGTGTATATCAGCAGTATGGTTGGAGAAACACGGGTACATTATTTAAAGCACACCTTATCTCTTATGCTATTGAGTTTCTTAGAGAAGAGATAGACCATGATTATAAGACAGATGGGTCAGTTGTAAAGACAACATATGGTGTATCTAGAATACCGGATCCTATGCTAATCAAGGAGATGCTAGCATATAGAGAAGGATTAAACGTGGATAGACTTGTAGCATTTACAGCTTTAGTAGCCTTTGCAAAAATCCAACAATCAAACCGTGGATATTTAAAACGTAGAGAAGTAAACTCTGAAAGTTTGGATAAGTCAAAAGATTTATATAAATTAAAAGTAGGGGCTTTTAGGCATATTGGGAAAAGCGGGTCTTCTAGCGGTATGCAAAGGCCAAAACAGGCATTTAAAAATTTAAGATAATGAACTGGTACATAAGTACTACAGCAATGAAAAATCTTACAGTTAATGTAACTTACGTCAGCTATTATTCTGATGAAGATGATGATACTATTGAGATGAGTTTAGATGAATTAATAGAACAACCTAATACAACAATTACAGACTATGCAATTATATAATGCAATGCAGCTCAAGAATGGAGCTAAGGTAGAGTACAACAGAATGAGTACTCTTACTCAACCCATTCAATTTATACCAAGAAAGGAGAAGGATGATGATTGGGCAGCCTGGAATTTGGATTGGTTAGAATGGCAGGGCATGAAGCAGTTGCGTAGAAATGCTAGAAGGCTTTCTAAGAACTATAAACTTGCTAAAGGTATTATTGATAAAACAGATTATGTTGTTGAAGAGGACGTAGAATATGCAGAGTTAATTGATGTTCTTACTAAAGAGGATCAGTCTGCATTAGAGTTAAAGTTTTATCCTATTATCCCCAACGTAATCAACGTACTTGTATCTGAATTTGCTAAGAGAAATACTAGAGTTAGTTTTCGTGCTGTAGATGAGATCTCATACAATGAGTTATTAGAGCAGAAGAGAGCTATGGTTGAGCAGAAGTTATTAGCTGATGCTGAGCGTAAGATGGTGATGAGTATGATTGAGCAGGGTGCTGATTTAGAAGATCCTGAAATCCAGAAAGCATTATCTCCAGAAAATCTTAGATCATTACCTGAAATTGAACAGTTCTTCAAGAAAGATTATAGATCTATGCTAGAAGAATGGGCAGAACACCAAGCCCGTGTAGATGAGGAAAGATTTAAAATGGATGAACTTGAAGAAAGGGCTTTCCGTGATATGTTAATCACAGATAGAGAGTTCTGGCACTTCAAGATGAATGAGGATGATTATGAGATGGAGTTGTGGAATCCTTTAGTAACTTTCTACCATAAGTCTCCTGATGTAAGATATATCTCTCAGGGTAACTGGGTAGGTAAGATTGAGTTATATACTGTAGCAGATATTATTGACAAGTATGGTTACTTGATGACTGATGATCAGTTGCGTTCTATGGAGGCTATTTATCCTACAAGAGCTGCTGGTTATCCTTTAGAAGGTTATCAGAATGATGGATCATACTATGATGCTACTAAATCACATGAGTGGAATACTAATATGCCTTCATTACAGTACAGACAGTTTATGTCTACCTGGGAGCAAAATAGTACAGCCGGTAATGATATTGTTAGTTACATCATGTCTGAGTCTGAGGATTATGTAGATTATAAGAACACGGATATGTTACGTGTGGCTCATATCTACTGGAAGTCACAGCGTAAAGTAGGACACTTAACTAAGATTGATGAGAATGGTCAAGTAATACAAGATGTTGTAGATGAGTCATATAAGATTACTCAGAAACCTTTGTATGATACTACATTATTTAAGAATAAGAATAAAGAGAATCTAATTGCCGGTGAGCATATAGATTGGATTTGGATTAATGAAGTATGGGGTGGTGTAAAGATTGGACCTAACTATCCTGCATACTTTGGTATGAATAATAACTCTGGTGGTATTAATCCTATCTATATTGGTATTAATGAATCAAAACCAGGACGTGTACCTTTCCAATTTAAAGGAGATGCTACACTGTACGGTTGTAAATTACCAGTAGAAGGATCAGTGTTTTCAGATAGAAATACTAAGTCTACATCTCTTGTAGATTTGATGAAGCCCTATCAGATTGGTTATAACATTGTTAACAACCAGATTGCTGATATTCTTGTAGATGAGTTAGGTACTGTGATCATGTTAGATCAGAATGCTTTACCTAGACACTCATTGGGAGAAGATTGGGGAAAGAACAATTTGGCAAAAGCTTATGTTGCAATGAAGAACTTCCAGATGTTACCATTAGATACTTCTATCACTAACACTGAGAATGCTCTTAACTTCCAACATTACCAAGTATTAAACTTAGAACAGACACAGCGTTTGATGTCTAGAACTCAATTAGCTAACTACTTTAAGCAACAAGCTTTTGAGGTCATAGGGATCACACCACAGCGTTTGGGAGAGCAAGTGGAGCAAGCTACTGCTACAGGCGTTAGAATGGCTGTATCAAACTCCTATGCACAAACTGAGACATATTTTATTAATCACTGTGATTACTTAATGCCTCGTGTGCATCAGATGCGTACAGATTTGGCTCAATACTATCAATCAACTAAGCCTTCTATCAGATTGCAATACATCACTTCTACTGATGAAAAGGTTAATTTTGAGATGAATGGTACTGACTTATTGCTCAGAGATTTTAATATTTTCTGTACAACTAAGACAAATCATAGAGCTACGCTAGAACAATTGAAGCAATTAGCTCTTACAAATAATACTGCCGGTGCTTCTATCTATGACTTAGGTAATATCATGAAAGCTGAGTCTATCTCTGAAGTTACTCATATCCTTAAGTCTGCTGAAGAAAAGCAACAAGCTCAACGTCAGCAAGAAATGCAGCAACAACAAGCTATGCAGGAACAAGCTTTACAAGCTAAGACTCAAGAAGCTATGATGAAGATGCAGTTTGAATCTGAAGAGAATGAGAAGAATAGACAGAATGATATTGTAATTGCTGAAATTAGAGCTGCCGGTTATGGTGCTGCTGTAGATGTTAACCAAAATCAGATGTCAGATTACCAGGATGCAATGAAAGATATCCGTAAGAGTGAAGAGTTTCAGCAACAAATGGATCTGAAAAAAGAATCTGCTGCTACACAGAAAGCTGTTAACATGGATAAGATGGCAATTGAGCGTGAAAAGCTAGCATCACAAAGGGAAATAGCTAATAAGCAATTAGAGATAGCTAGAACTAATAAGAACAAATACGACAAGCCAGACAACAAGAAAAAGTAATAGCCTTATATTACAAAAAATACAGCTTTAAAAACAAATTTTTAAAGTTTATAAAAAGTAATATATTATATTCTTAATGTACACTACAAAATAAAATAACCAACTATATGAGTGAAACAAAACCAAATGAGCAAACCACCGTACAACAAGTAGATATCAACATTGATGATATCTTTGGTGGAGCTCCGGGAGCAGATAGTATTGTGCTTCCAACAGAGGAAGAAAAGAAACCTGGTTTTTTTTCAACCCCTAAAACGGATTTAACGTTCTTAGACAAACAAGAGGAGGATGAAGATGGAAATCTTAAGCCTGCTGCTCAAACTGCTAATGACTTATTAAATGAGTTAACAAGTGATGTTGATGACTCAAATGATGAGGAGGAGTCACCCAAAGGAGGTAGACCTAAAGTAGATAAGAGTGGTATGGTAGAAACCTTCTCTAAACTAATTGAAGAGGGTGTATTAATTGGCTTTGAAGATGAGAAGCCAATGGATGAATACTCTCTTAAAGATTGGAAGGAACTCTTGCAAGCTAACTTTGAAGAAAAGGAGCGGGCAATTAAAGAGCAAACTCCAAAAGAGTTCTTTGAAGCACTTCCTGAAGAACTTCAGTATGCTGCACAATATGTAGCAAACGGAGGTAATGACCTTAAAGGTCTATTCAGTGCATTAGCTCAAGTAGAAGAGGTACGTGGTTTAGATCCAACAGATGAGATGGATCAGGAACAGATTGTACGTTCATACTTGCGTGCCACTGGATTTGGCAATGATGAGGAAATTGATGAGGAGATTGTAACTTGGAAAGACTTAGGTAAGCTAGAACAACAAGCTAATAAGTTTAAACCAAAGTTGGACAGAATGCAAGAGTCTATTGTAGCCCAAAAGATTGCTGAACAAGAGCAATTAAAGGCACAACAAGAACAAGCGGCATCAGCATATATGGATAACGTATATGAAGCCCTTAAGCCTTCAGAATTGTCCGGTATTAAGTTGGATAAGAAAACCCAGTCTATGTTATATGCTGGTCTTGTACAACCTAATTACCCATCTATCTCAGGAAGAAATACAAACCTATTGGGACATTTGTTAGAGAAGCATCAATTTGTAGAACCTAACTACCCATTAGTAGCTGAAGCACTATGGTTATTGGCTGATCCAGATGGATATAAGTCAAAGATTATGGAGCAAGGCAAAAACAAAGTGGTTGAAAACACTGTAAGGCAACTTAAAACAGAACAGTCTAGAAAGATCTCTAGCACTGTAGCTGAAGAAAAAGAGGAGCCTAAACAGCGTAAGATTGCAAGACAGACAAACATTTTTAAAAGATTTTAACAACACAAACAACACAAAACAAATAAATAATTATGGCAACTCCAGTTTTAAACAATGGTATATTTTTGCGTGATACCAGCTACCAAGCTAGTTCTCACGTAGATTCATACCACCTCGTAAACATGCTGAAAAGCAGTGAACCTATGGATTTAGGTCCAGTAGACATTTGGGCTATGGCTCAAAAGGTTGAAATGCCTTTGTACCAGTTCTCTAGCTTTGGTGGCAAGAACATCATCAATGTAGACAACGCTCGTGGAGAGTACAAGTGGCAGGTTCCTGTTGCTCAAGATCTTCCTTACATTGTAACTGACATTGATTCTACTAACACTACTAAGGGTATTGATGGTACTACTTTCCAAGTAAAATTAAACAAGCGTATTTTTGGACATGGTGACATTGTTACTTATGACAAGTACAATGGTTTGGAAATGTACATCACTGCTGATGACATTATCCCTACTGGTGATGGTTTTATCTACACTGTTCAATTGGTAAACAACAGCAATGGTGTTTCTTTGGACAATAAGTACTTGGCTTCTGGTACTAAAATGTTCCGTAAAGGTTCTGCTCGTGGTGAATACGGTGAGCGTTTCTCTGATATTGGACACTATGGTGCTGGTTTCCGTGAATTCTACAACTACGTAGGTGGTGCAGAAGCTCACGTACACTATTCAATTTCTAGCCGTGCTGACTTGATGTTGAAGGGTGGTTTGAACGCAGATGGTACTATTCCTGTAACTGAAATCTGGCGTAACTTTGACAAGACTATGGATCCTTCTGTAACTAGCTTGGAGTCTATGGTACAAACTATGGGTAAAGATGCAGTTAAGCGTGCGTTTGACAATGGTAACTTGACCCGTACTTTCTTGACTACAATGGAAGCAGCTCACTTGACTAAAGTAGCTAATGACATTGAGACCTACTTGATGTGGGGACAAGGTGGTAAGATTAAGCAAGATGGTCCAGATGATATCCGCTTGTCAGTGGGTCTTTGGAAGCAGTTGGATAACAGCTTTAAGCGTGTATACAACAAGTCTAGCTTCAACTTGGATTTGTTCAAGTCTGAAATCTATAACTTCTACTTGGGTAAGGTTGACTTCCAAGGTCCAGATCCTAAGCGTCAGTTGATTGTTCAAACTGGTATGGGTGGTATGAAGTTGGTTAATGAAGCAATTAAGAAAGAGGCTATCCAGTCTGGTATGATCATCAATGCTCAAGAAATTGGTGCTATTACTGGTAAGGGAATGGACTTGAACTTTGGATTTGCTTACACCAGCTATGTAATTCCTTTCTTGGCTAACGTTAAGTTTGTATTGAACCCTGCATTTGATAACTTGCACACTAACGATATTGAAAACCCCTTGATTGATGGTTTCCCATTGTCTTCTTATAACTATATCATTTTTGATATCACTGATAACACTAATGATAATATTTACATGTTGAAATTGTCTTGGGACAATCAATTGAAGTGGTTCTACCAAAATGGTACTATGGATTACATGGGACGTACCCAAGGCTTCCAAAGCTCTGGTCAGTTCAATGGATACCGTGTATACATGAGCCAAACAATGCCTGCGATCTGGGTTAAAGATCCTACAAAGGTGTTGAAAATTGTTATGCGTAACCCTATCACTGGCGGTTCTTTCTAATAACAATCATAAACCTGGTGGAGGCTCGTACCTTCCACCAGGTTCTAATTAAGTATAATGATAACACTTATACTAATAGTTCTTACAGGTATTATAAATGCCTTAATGGATATAATCATAGGAAGATATGACCAAAGTATTTTCTCTAAATTTAATCCGGAATGGTGGGATCCAAGAATAAGTTGGAAGTATAAATGGGCAGATCCATTACAACCTCCAGTAAAAGCTTGGTATTATTTTGGATTTTACCCTAGGTATAAAGAAAGATTTATCTATAGCTCTACAATATTTGTATGGCTTACAGATGCATATCATTTCTTTAAAGCTTTCTTTATCCTATTTATTGTGCTAGGCATAGTTTGCTACACCCCAATAATTAATCCTTATATTGATTGGTTAATATATTATATCACTTGGACTGGTGTATTTTCCATTTTTTATGACTATATTTTTAATAAGAAGTAACTCATGCCTTTAGAAAGATTCATACCACTATCACCTGATAAATTTATTAGAAACAGTCAGGATTTTGAAGTTGCCAAATTTGGGCATCTTAATGCTATTGTTGAATATATCAATGGTGTACCTGTACCCCAGGCTGGTTTAAAATTATCCGGTAATGGTTTAATATCTTCTGCGTTAAAAGCTGTATTAGATCCTGGATCTTCTGTTACACCATTATTAATATCTACTACTTCTGTAACAAATTATGGTGCTGGATCTGTTATATCTAACACTGTTTTTGGAGAAGATGCTTTAATTACTAATACTACAGGAAGATATAACACTGCTATTGGTAAAGAAGCTCTCTACTCAAATACAACAGGACAATCTAATACTGCAATTGGTGCTTATGCTATGAACTTAATGGAGACTGGCTTAAACAATACAGCTGTAGGTTTATATGCTTTATCTTCTAATTACACCGGATCTCAAAACACAGCAATCGGAAGACTAGCACTAGGATTTGATGGAAGTGGTTCTCACAATACAGCAGTCGGAGATCAATCCTCTATCTTTACTTCAACAGGATCTTACAATACCTCTATGGGTGGGCAGTCTCTGTTTAACAACTTTACTGGCAATAATAACGTAGCAATCGGTTGGAGTGCATTGCGTGCTAATACTGCTTCTAATAATACAGCAGTAGGATACTTTGCAGCAGAAGCTAATACATCAGGTATAAGTATTACAGCAATTGGTTATAGAGCATTGAGAAGTAATACACAAGATGATAATACAGCAGTAGGTTTTGAAGCAGGATATAGTAATACTACAGGATATGCTACAAGTGCTTTTGGTTCTGGTGCATTATATAAAAATACTACGGGTAATTACAATAGTGCCTTTGGTTCTTATGCTCTCTATGAAAATACTATAGGTCAAGCAAATGTTGCTTTTGGGTCTTATGCATTAACAAGCAATACAACAGGTAGTTATAATACTGCTTTTGGAAACAATATGAATTCTAATACTACAGGTATTAATAATGTAGGTATTGGTTATTCAGCAAGTGATGTCAATAGCACAGGTTCAAATAATACCGCAGTTGGTAGGAGCGCTTTGCAATTCAACACTGCCTCAAATAACACCGCAGTAGGGACTAACGCAGGTTATCAAAATACGACAGGCGTAGAACTTGTTGCTCTTGGATATAACGCATTACAAACTGCTAATGCCAATGGAAATACAGGTATTGGTTATAGTGCTATGAGTGCTGTTACGTCAGGACAATTAAATAGCACTTTGGGTGCTTACACAAATGCAGGAACAACAGGAAGTGGGAATGTATTAATAGGTTATGGTGCAAGTGCTATTAACTTTAGTGGTTGTATTGTATTTGGTCGTGATGCAGCAGCAACAGCTTCAAATCAATTTGTGGTTGGTAGTCTAGTTTCTCCCGCAGGCGTAATAGATACAGCGGCAGTAAGTCCTACACAGAGATGGAAAGTAAAGATTAACGGAGTAGATTACTATATTGCTTTACAACCAGCTTAATAAATAAAATAAAAAAATATAAAATATAAAAATTATGACAACTTATAATTGGACAATTACTAATCTCTACACTAAGACTGTAGAAGGATTACAAGACTACGTAGTAACTGCTATGTACAACGTAGAAGGTGTAGATGGAGAATTTTCTTCTACTGTTAACGGAAGTCAAATGTTTACTGTAAAAGAAGGACAAGACTTTATCCCATATTCTGAATTAACTAATGAGATTGTTGTTGAGTGGATTAAAGAAGAGTTAGGTGAGAATGGTATTCTTTCTATTACTGCTTGCATTGATGGACAGATTGAGTCTCAGAAGAACCCTCCTGTAGTTCCACAAAACACTCCTTTGCCTTGGGCTTAAGGATTATATTTAGTATCTTATAATAGATAGTAAAATGATTAACTATAAATTTGAAATTGAAGGCATGCATGTGGTAAACACACCTTCTAATAAAAATTATGTTGTAACCGTATTATACCAAATTATTGGTGTACATGAGTCTGGTGAATCAGAGTCTATTATGGATTGTGCTGATTTTGAAGTTAATGAAAGTGTAGAGAATTTTATTCCTTATAGTCAGTTAACTCAAGATATGGTAGAATCATGGATTATAGCAGAAAATGGAGAACCTCATATTGAGAATCTTAAGAATATAATTAAAGATAAGATTAGTTATAAACTTAATCCTCCTAGTCAACCTAATATCTTATCAGCTCCTTGGAAATAATTAATATTTAAAAAGATGGAATTTAATAAAATAACAGAAGCAACTCCAATAACAGGGTATGCTGATTTTGAATACGGTTTAGCTAAAACACTTTATGTAAATAAAACTATTACTGATCTTAATGCTAATTTTAAAGATTTAACTCTTGCTGGTAGTTATTACTACATGGCTTTTAAAAGTACAGGTCCGGGTTCTTGGGGCGTAATAAATTTATTAGGAACTGTTGGATTAGGATTAAATGGTGAAGCAGATCCTTATTTTTCTACTATTATTGGTTATGGTGCAACTATTCAAGGTGGTGCTGGAGGATTATATAATTCAACTGTAAATGGTGCTACATTAGTTGGTAATGGTGCATATCATAGAGCAGCAAATGGAAACGGTATTGCAATTGGTAGAGGTGCAATTACAGATTCATTTGGTGTAGCTATTGGTACTTCTTCTTGTTCAATTACTGGAATTAGATCTGTAGCAATTGGTTCTCGTAACTCTTTTGTTACTGGTGATTATAGCATTACTATTGGTGGTAATACAAACGTAACTGGAAGTAATTCTGTTAACGTTGGTTATGGCTCAACAGTTACAGGAAGCAATTCTGGTGCCTTTGGTCCTGGAGTAGCAGTATCTGGAGATAACTTAATTAAAATTGGTAATTCAACACACACTGTAAAGATTGATGGTACATTAGCTTTAGGTACAGGAAACGTTATTACAGCCGCAGCAGCAGCACCTAGTACACATAAAGTAGCTGTATCAATTAATGGTGTAACTTATTATTTATTAGCTTCTAACGTATAATCATGTCACTGAATAAATTTGTTCCGTTATCACCAGATCCATTTTTAAATAATGATCCGGATATGTCATTGGCCAAATTTGGTCATCTTAATTCTGTTGTTGATTATGTTAACAGTACATTGTATGGTTTTTCTCGTATAGAAAATACTGGAAGAGTAAAAGTATCTGGTGTAGAAGCTGCTTTAAAAGTAGGTAGTGTTACAATTGGTACTTCTCCAACATCTGTTTGGGTAGAAGAAAACTATGCATATGTTACTAATGAAGGTAGTAGTACATTAAGTATTGTAAATATTACAAATCCATTAGTTCCAGTTGTAGTATCTACATTAACTATTAATGATGGTGTTCAAAACTATGCACCTAAAATGGTTAAAGTATATAACAATTTAGCTTATGTACTTTGTGAATCAGCTGCTGATGGTAGTAGTAATAAAACATTTATTATAAATGTTGGTGATGCTAAAAATCCAGTAATTCTTTCTTCATCTATATCACTTGGTGGTGGATACTATCCTCAAGCATTTAGTATTGATGGTAGTATTTTTTATGGCGTGCGTATTGGAGATTTTTGTAGACAAGATATTTCTAATCCTTCAGCACCTGTAAACTTGTATCCTTGTTTTGGAACTGGTGTTTATACTGCAGATATTTCTACTAAAGGTCAATATACATATGTAGTTGGTTATGACTCTGCTACAAATTATGCCAAGTTTGCAATATTTGATATGACTACCCCAAGAAATCCTGTAACTAAATCTACAGTGACTATTGGAACAGATGCAAGATTATCAGGTATGGCAATTGATGAGGATTATGGATATTTCTTTTCAGCATTAGGTGCTAAGTTTTATATTTATAATTTAACTGATAAGACTAATCCAGTACAAGTTTCTACATATACACTTACCGGATTTACTCCAGATCCTGATTTTTATGCATATGGTAAAAACTATACTAACGTATGTGTACAAGCAAATTATGTATATTTAACAGATGGTACAACCGGTAACATTCATGTATTTGATGTAACTAACAAAGCACTTCCTGTATATGTAAGAGCTATTCCATCTGGTACATTGAAAGGTGCAAGTTTCTACATTAAAGGAACTTACATGTATGTTGTAGGAAATGATAGTAATGTATTAAATATTATTGACTTAGGTGGATTATACATTCAACAAGCAGAGATTGGTGGATTATATGTATCAAACTTTGCTGTTAAAAATTCTGCATCTATTAGTTATGATTTGAATGTATATGGTAATATCAATGTAAATCGTGGTATTAAGAGTTATGGTCCATTATCATCTTATGTAAATGGTTCAATTGCTTTTAGAGTAAATAGATTATTTGGTGTAGAAGTAACTCCTCAATTGTTATCTGAAAGTAATGGTGATTTGACCGGGTTAACTGTTAAACCTACATTTAACTTTAATAGTTATACTGGTAACTCAATTACAGCAACTATCCAAGCACCTGATGCTGTAGCTACTAATACTGCGGTACAAGTATTGAATAGTGCTACAACATTATTTAAGATTAATAATGCTGGACTTATTTCATTAGGTAACCAAACTATTGCAGCAAGTAAAACATCAACTGGTGAATTTATGCAAGTAACGGTAAATGGTAACACTCGTTTTATACTACTTTACAATTAAAAAATAAATATATTTACAATATGAAAGCACTAAAAATTAATGCCCCAGTTAACTTAAACACTGGTGCAGTTTTATCTTCTGGTTCTTTAGTAGTTATTACTGAAGGATTGGCTCAAGTATTCACTACCAAAGAAGGTAGCATGAATG